CCTTCGGATAATGAAAGTACGACCGAAGAGTCGGACATTAAAATAATGGCCAAACAGGAATTAGAAGCGACTGAAAGGTGGGTAGCTAAATTAAAGCAGAAACTTAAGGAGTCGCAAGACGTGCTTAAGAATGAAAGGATAAAGTTATTTACTTTACCGTCCGAAAGGAGGGCAGAAGAAAGTAAAAGAAGTCCTTATTTTGATAAATTATTAAAAGAGAATTTAGAATCTTCTAATAAAAGCGGGTTAGGGGATTTACTAGAAAAGGATTCTAAAAAAAGGATAGCAGCTTATAAAGAAGAAGACAAGCAGTTAAAGGAATTACAACAAAGCCAAGAAGATTTTGCTAATTCAGTAGCGGACTTCGGGGCTAACGCTTTTAGAACTTTATTTACTACTTTAGAAAATGGCGGAAGCGTACTAGAAAGCCTTAGTAATTTATTTAAGCAGTTAGCTATGGATATAGCTGCGGCGGCAATTAGAGCGGCAATATTCGAGGCTATTATGGCTGCGATAGACGTAGCTTCCGGAGGCGGCGCAAGTGCGGCTAAGGGTGGCGGAAATATATTAAAATCGATATTTGGATTTGCAGAAGGAGGTATCGTAACTAAGCCTACTTTAGGCCTTATAGGCGAAGCAGGACAAAACGAAGCTATTATCCCTCTTAGCAAATTAAATAGTTTTATGAAGACCTCTTTTAGTGCGGGCGCTATGTCGGGTAATGGTGGAGGAAATGGCGGCGGCGGAGTAGCGGTATTAAGAGGACAGGATCTTCTAATATCAATAAATAGGACGCAAAGGGCTTCTGCGCTTAAAGGACAAAATATAAGTTTATTATAATGGCATACGGACTAAAATATACTATAAGCCAACTATTAAGAGACGGGGCTTTACTTAAAGTAGAAATATTAGAAAGGGATTATACAGGAAGCGTTAAGACATACGACGCGGTAAATATTAACCTAGAATCTAATTCTAGCGGAGACGAACCTTTACCCTCTATTATTTCTTCGCAGTTAAACGTATCTTTTGTAATATCGGACGCAGACGCAGCCTCTACGTTCCCCGATCTACTAAGTTTTGACGATCGTAAATATTTTGTTAAACTTTATAGCGGAGCGACCTTTTTATGGTGCGGATTCTTATTTAACGATTACGTTTCTTTGCCTTTTACTACGGGGTTTGTTCAAGTGGACATAGTAGCGATAGACGGACTTTCTTTGTTAGAATATAGCCAATTTAATTTTGTAGATAATGTAAGCGTAAATAGTTTAATTAGATTAATAGACGTAATCGCAGAATGTATAAATCTTATAGACTATCCCGATCCTATTAGTATAATTACTTCTTGTTCTTACTATGCGGAGGGTATGTTCGACAGGGGGGACGCTTCGGGAGACGAACCTTTGTCTCAAAGTTATATCTATAGAAGAGACATACAGGGTAAAACATATTACGAGGTTTTAGATAATATAGTAACTTCTTTTGGTTGTAGGTTATTTCAATCGGACGGCCAATGGCAGTTTTTAGCTATTAACGAAATGGCCCAATCTACGCCTAGATACTATACGCAGTATTTTTTATACCCTACGGTTTCTATAGGGGCTTCGGGAACTTTAGACGAAGCGGTAAATATTGCTCCTTATGCAGAAGGGAACGTTCACTTTATAAATAATTCGCAAGATAAAGTAGTTAGAAAAGGGTTTCCTAAATTAATACATAATTGTAATTTTGAATATCCTTCTAACTATATACATAACGGGACCTTTAAAGGATTATATAACCAAGGTCTTTTAACCAACCTCCCTTTTGGGTGGTATTATTTCCAATCTACTACTAGCCCTATTTCGGGTAGCGTAGTTACTGTTATTCCGGATGCGGAAAATAACGAGTTAACTTTAAGTGCAATAGGGAATAGGGACCAATTCGCTTATTTACAAAATATACCCGCTCCTCCTTTTCAACCTAACTACTATACGCCTTATATGACAGGGCCTAGCTTTACTTTTTCTTTTGAATATAAAATGATAAGTAATTTTGGTAAAGTTGAAATAGCCTGCATAGTAGGAGCTACTACTTATTACTATAACGAGACTAATAATACTTGGGGTACGACGCAACGATATGTAACGTATCAAGAAGCCCCCGCAGCTTTTTTAGGCGTTCCTTGGGCTTCTTTTAGTCTTAACGTTAGTATGAGTTACCCTGCTATTCCTTTTTCTTTTGGCCAAGTATGGGCAGGATATATAAGAATTAAATTCTTTGTAAGTAATGCTACTTTAGGGGATTTCTCCGAGACAACTTTAAGGAATATTAGAATAACGCAAAATCCTTACGATACAAAATCTATAGAGGTTACTAGACAAGTGGGGACAGGTAATACCAACGTTAAAACCACTTCGCAGCCTTACGGATCTTTTGTTTATTTAAGATTAGCTACAAGCTTTATAAATACTACTAATTTAGGGGTTTTATACAACGTATCCGGCGTCGCTCTTAAAAATTGGTATAGGTGGCCTAGGACGGAGACTTTTTTACTATTGCAAATGCTTATAGCTAGACAGTTCTCTAACCTATTAAATCGTAATTACGGTACTTTAGAGGCCGAACTAGGAAGCTTTAAAACTGCTAAAGGGTTAAACTATTTAGATAAGGTTTACACTATAACGGATTCTACTAGCAATCCTTTAAGTTATAACGGTAAAAAGTTCTTAATGAATAGAGGGGCTATTGTCCCTAGAGTAGACGAAGTAGCTTCGTTTCAAATAATTGAGGTAACGGATCAAGACAATACTTCGACCGAAACTGTTAAATATATAGAAGAATAAAAAGCATAAATTTGTAGTATGGCAAACGCAGTAAACGGTAAAAATTTAATGTTATATTGGCACAGGACCGACGTATCGCCGGCCGTGGACGTTCCGATAGCTTGTTCTACAAATTGTACTTTTACTGTAGACGTAGAGCAAAAGGAAGTAACTTCTATAACTTCGGCTTGGTTTAGAGAATTTAAAAACGATCTAGGTTCTTGGAATATAACCGCAGACGGATTAATTATCCTTAGCGGTTTTAGCTATTTGTTCTTTATGCAAAAGCAATTAGATCGTAGCCCTATAGAAATAAATCTAGTAATCGATAACGGGGTAGACGGATTAGTTATTATAAACGGGATAACCAATATCGCTAACTTTAGCTTTAATGGTCCGGTAAGAGACGCAGGTACTTATAATATTTCTTTACAGGGGACGGGGCCTTACGGTATTACCGGTACGTCTATTACCCCTGCAGGTATTATAATTAGAGGCGGTTACGTTTATAACAAAGAATACACGGCGGCCGGTGGGGAAACGACTATAACTTGGACCGATATGATCGGTAAAGACTGCGTTTATGTATCTAGAGGAGGTATCGACGTGCAAAGAATTTTAACGACAGGAACGCCAATAGAGGAGCAGGTAAAATGGAATAGTGCTACAGGCGTTTTAACGTTTGCTAGGGCTTTAGAAAGTACGGAATTTGTAAGAGGACTATTTAACTAATAAGACAATGAGTAACCAAATTTTAATAAGTAGCGGAGCGAAATTAAGGGACCTAGACGACGTAATTATAGGAACCGACGGGGTATTAACCTCTTTAGGTTTTAACGTCGCTAATGGGGTTCCTAAGCTTGACGAAAACGGTAAGATCCTAGTAAGTCAATTACCTAACTCCGTAATGGAGTTTAAAGGGGTATGGGACGCAGCTACGAATACTCCTACTTTAGCAAACGGGACCGGTAATGCGGGAGACGTTTACTTATGTAATGTAGCAGGTACGGTTAACTTTGGCGCAGGTCCTATCGCTTTTGCGGTTGGGGATTACGCAGTTTATACGGGTACGGTTTGGGCTAGGTCTAGCGGTGCTACGGGTACAGTTACAAGCGTAGGCCTTTCTAGAAGCGGGGACGCTTTAACAGTTACAGGATCGCCAATTACTACAAGCGGGACGATAAATATAGGATTTGCAGGAACTAACTTACAATACATAAACGGGGCAGGTAACTTAGTTACTTTTCCTACTATCGCCCAAGAAGCGCAAAGATTAATAACGGAAGTTTATAACGATACGGGCGCAACTTTAACAAAAGGTACTATCGTTTATATTAACGGAGGCCAAGGTAACTTACCTACTGTTACTAAGGCAATAGCTACCGGAGACTCTACTTCTGCGCAGACTTACGGTATCGTTCAAAACGATATTAGTAATATGGATAACGGATTCGTAGTAGTTATAGGTTCTTTAACGGACTTAGATACGCAAGCTTATCCGGAAGGAACGCAGCTTTATCTAAGCGGTACAACTGCGGGCGCTTGGACTTCTACTAAGCCTTACGCTCCGGTACATTTGGTCTATGTAGCTATAGTTACTAGATCGCACCCTACCCAAGGGGTAGTAGAAGTATCTATTCAAAACGGGTACGAAATGGACGAGTTACATAATGTAGCTGCGCAGAATCCGGATAATAACGATATTTTACAATACAAGACCTCTACAAGTTTATGGACTAAGGTAGCAGGTACTACTTCAAATATAGCAGAAGGATCTAGATTATATTTTACGGATGCAAGGGCTAGGCAGTCTATTAGTCTTACGACTACAGGATCTACCGGCGCTGCGACCTACGATAATACTACAGGGGTTTTAAATATCCCTAACTATGTGGATCAATATGTAGGAACTGTAACAAGCGTAGGCCTTTCGGCCCCAACGGGCTTTAGTGTTACGGGTTCGCCTGTAACTTCTAGCGGAACTTTAGCTTTATCTTTTGCTAGCGGGTATTCTTTACCTACTAACGTAAAGCAAAGTAATTGGGACGACGCTTACACTTGGGTAGCAGCGTTCCCTACTCAAACAGGGAATAACGGCAAGTTTTTAACTACCGACGGATCTGCTTTGTCTTGGGCTACAGTTATAGCAGGAGTACAAAGCGTAACGGCTTCTAGTCCTTTAAGTTCTAGCGGTGGCGCTAACCCTAATATTACTATTCAAGTAGCTACAACTAGCCAAAACGGCTACTTAAGTTCTACCGATTGGAATACTTTTAACGGTAAGCAAAACGCTTTAACTTTAACTACAACGGGATCAAGTGGGGCAGCTACTTTAATAGGATCTACTTTAAATATTCCTAACTATGGTTCTGCTTTAAGCGGTTACGTTCCTTATACGGGTGCTACAGGAGCAGTAAATTTAGGGGCTAATAATTTAACTGCACAAATAGGATTTTTTACAAATGCACAAACTTTCTTTGCAAATATTAGCACTGATGTAAATGGAGGTTATATACAAGCATATAAAGCAAGTGATACTACTTATCATCCTTTTAGAATAATTGCAGGGAGTAATACAACTACTGCGAAATCATTTACTTTAAATAATACAGGAGCAACTTTAAATACTACATTATTCGGAACTGCAGCAAGTTTTTCTAGTAGTATTACTTCGGAAACTTTTATTCAAACAAGTGGAATAGGAACATATTTAAGAGCAGGCGGGTATATTTGGGCAGGGGGAAGCGGTGGCGATTACGGAAGCGTTGGTTATAATATTGGATATAATTCTACTACTGCAGGTAGTTATACTTATGTGGTAAATGATTTTGCTTCTATGGTTAGATTTGATAGTGGGGGATTTAATTTTTTAACTGCTCCAACAGGTGCAATAGGAGATGCAATTACATTTACTCCTAGAGTTAGATTTTTAAATAATGGTAATGTTTTAATTAGAACTAATACTGATTCAGGTTTTAATTTTGATGTAAATGGCACAGGAAGATTTAGCAATAGTTTAAATATTGACGAAAGTTTATTTGTTAATACAGGCACAGGTGCAACTTTTAGGGCAGTATATGCTGCGAGTAATCAAGTAGAAATAGGTAACTATTCGGCAGCAAGTGGATATAGACAATTAAATATTGTAGGAAGTACAATTGTTTTAGGCACAGGAACGGCAGGGGGTGGTTCTGCAGTTGATAGATTAACAATATCCCCTTTAGGTAATATTAATTTAGCAGGTGCTTTAAGTGGTACAAGTGCTACGTTTAGTGGCAGTCTTGGTGTCGGAACTGCAAGTCTTGATACTTTCTTGAATGTTAAATCAAGCAATACTTCGGGAACTACTATGACTCCAATTGCAATTTTTTATAAAAATTCTGTAAAAGGTGGTACATTACAAATAAGTTCAAATGATTCATTTGCTGATATAAAAAGCACTTGGTATAGTGGTGCTACGGATATGGGTTTAACATTTACAGTAGTTCCAACAAGTGGTGTAGATAGATTAGCGCTTACAATAGCTTCTAATACTACTGCTACATTTTCAAGTAGTGTAACGGCAGGTGGTGGGATATCATCTACTGCTCCTAGTGCTTTTGTAAATGCTTATTCTACAAATCCTGCAAATGATGCGATAGTTAGTGCTTATTGGTCTGCTACTTCTGCTTTAGAAATGAGGTACAATGCCAATACTGCAGTAGGTTATATTCAATCATTATATGCTAATGTAAGTGGTCAACCTTTTGGAGACATTCATATTAGGCAAAGTTTAAGCGGGACAATGGTTACTAGAATGTTATTTAAAAATGACGGCGGTAAAATATTGATTAACACATTATCGGAAGTTAGTGGAGGTGGTGCGTTACAAGTTAACGGTAACGTAAACATTAACGGAGTATTTCAAATTAACGGAACTACTATAGGAGGCGGTGGAGGAAGCGGAGTAACAGGAAGCGGAACTACTAACTATGTATCAAAATGGACGGGATCATCTAGTTTAGGTAATAGTTTAATTTATGATACGGGTAGTTATGTAAGTATGAATACTACTACTAATCCTAATTTAGGAGGGTTTACAAATACCACTTTATTATTAAAGCAAGTAGCAGACGGAGTAGTAGGCGGCGGGTTACAAATAGAACAAAATGGAAATACTAATGTGGCTTTCTTTGGTTTTACAGGAAGCGAATTTAGAATAGGGACTTCGTATAGATCAACGGGAAGTTATCAACCTATTGTATTTTCTACCAATGGACCAAATAGATTAAGGATAGAAAATAACGGAAATATTTTAATTGCCACTGATACGGACAACGGGTATAAATTACAAATTAACGGTAGCGCTTCTTTTGCTTATGGATTCTTAAGCGTGTATAGAGGTTCTAGTTCTCCTAATGATATTCTAGTAGGTAATAGCGGATCGGTTTTTTATATTGGAGGAAATACCCAAGTAGTAGGATCGGTTAGTGCTTCGGGCGGTTTCTTTGATACTTCGGATAGAAGATTAAAGACTTTAGTAGAAGATAATTACTTACTAAGTTCTATAGCAAACGTAAAAGCTAAACTTTACATAAAGGACGGACGTAAAGAATTAGGTTACTATGCGCAGGATCTAGAGGGTATATTGCCTAGCGCAGTTAAGGAAGGATCGGACGGGTTTTTATCTTTATCTTACGCGCAAGTTCACACGGCTAAAATAGCAGTAATAGAAGACGAAGTAACTATCCTAAAAAATAGAGTAAGCCAATTAGAAAAACAATTAAACTTAAATTAGTATGCCTTGGGTAGACTTAGCAAATAATCAAGCAGTTAGTTTTATTAATTTATGGGATGCTTCCGAGAATACGAAAATATTTGCTTGGAGAATTCCTGTACCTACTACGCAAAAATGTGTAACTAAGTCGGAGGCTTTAACATACATATTTTTAGACAATTCTTTTCCTTCTTATTCCGCGAAAGCATCAAATCAACTTATTGAAAAAGAGGATATAGTACAAGCTAATGGAGTATTTTATAGCCAAGCAAGCGGAACTTATCCATTGATAGGAACTTCCGTTTCTGCTAGTGGTAGAGTATGGAATTTTACAGGTTTTACTATTTATCTATTTATAGCTTTTAATAGTCAAGGTATAAATAGCGGAACAATAAATAACGACTCAATGACTATATTTCCTTTATCTCCTATATCCGTAACCGGAACAATAACGGGATATAATCAATTATTTTTAGGTGGATATTACACTATTTTAAATAATCAATCTTTTAATATTAATATCATAAAAAACGACGGTCTTGGTGGTGGTAGTCGAGTTTATTTAGCTTACTCTTTTAATACTTCGGGGTTCCCACAACAACCTGTATCAATTTAAAATAAAAACACAATGAAAACAATTTCTCCCGTTTCAATTTGGGATAACGGCCAAAACTTAGAAGCTAAGATATTAAACGCTTACGCAGTTAACGTAACTTTAGGGACAAGCGCTACTTTTTATTACTCTTTAATGACCGAAGACGGCTATGGTAATGTAGGCGTTCAAGTAGCGCAGGGTAACTTAACAATGACCGGAGAAGCTTATACTCAATGGACCGTAGACTCTTACGCTTGGGATTGGGTAGCCGAGCAGCTTAATTTAACAATTACAGGCGATTACGTTACTCCTGTAATTCCGGAGCCTACTCCCGATACTGTAGTAGAAGAAAGTACCGAAATTCCGGAGTAATTAATATATTTGTATAAATAATAAACTTTATGAAGTACAAAGAAATCAACGTCCTAATAACTAAATTAAACAATGTTATAGGCAAACAGGAAACTAAGATCCAAAAGAAGCTATTTAAGTTTGCGGAAAAAATTAAGCCGTTACAGGAAGACTACTTAACAAAAGTAGAAGAGTTACGCTTAGACAATGCAGCCGCAGACGATAAAGGCGTTTTATTAACCAATGAGAAAGGGGAGTTCCGATTCTCTAAGGACGGCCTTAAAAAGCTTAACGAAGACATTAAAGCTTTAGGCGATAAAGATTTCGACTTTAAGAAAATCGAAGTAGTTAACCCGCAGGGCTTAGAGGACTTTCACTTCTTAGAAAATTGGACTACAGGTATTACATTTAACCCTAAAGAAGTAGAAGAGGAGTTATAAAATGAAGAATTTGGTTATAATAGTTTTAATTTTAGCGATAGGGTGGCTTTTATTTAGCCGCCCTACTTCGTTATCTACAATAGTAACCGAGGTAGACACGCTCTACAAGGTCGATACTTTCAAGACCGTAAAAAAGGGGAAGGATATAACGTACACGGTCCTAGATACTACCTACTTAATCGATGAAGTACACGATACCGCGTACATAGTAAAGGATTATAACGAGGTTAAAGCCTATTCCGATACAGTTATAAAAGATTCTAACAGGTTCGTAATTAACGACACAATTAGCCATAATAAGATAATTTCTAGGGGCTTCGAAGCTTATTTAACCGAAAAAACGATAATTAGAAATAATTATATCTTTACAAAAGAGAAAGGCGCGCTTTATTTAGGCGGTTTTTCTTCTTACGATAGTAGAGGCGGGAAAATAGGGATCGGGGCCGGTATTCACTACCAAACTCCTAAAAAGTCTATATTTTCTTTGCAGTACTCTTCTAACGTAACTTCGGTAGGGTATTATAAGAAAATATTTTAGACAATGGCAGTAAGTAAGAAAGTAAATGTAAGCGCTAACACTCTTCCGATAAGCTTTAAGGAGTTTAGCAAAAATCCAATCGTAGGAACTTTATTTATAGTTTTAATAGCTATAGGTTACCTCTACATAGACGTAAGATCCACGTTCAAAGATCAAGTAGTAAGTCAAAGCGTAAAAGTCCAAAAGTTAGAAGATAGGGTAGATGCAATAAGCGACGCGTTAAGAAGATGCGATTCCGCTTTAGCTACCTCGAATACTAAGCTAAGTACTTTAGAGCAATTAGGTAAAATTCAACACATTAAGTAAGTTATGAAATACCTTTTTATTATATTCCTATTCGGATGTAGCGCAACGGCCCAACAAAAAGTAGAAGATAAAGGGGACAAAGAATTCCTAGAGTTAA